GGCAGGGATGGAGCGGCCTTTTTTTTTCTTTGATCCTGGGGATCGATTTGTGATCCAGGACTTGACGATAGCAACCTTTGCCAACAGTCACGACTGTGCCTGTCCGGTGGGATATAGCGTAGAGCGGAGCGGGCGTAGGATGGCCATTTGCACCGATACCGGGATAATTACCCCGGAGGCTCGAGAGGGAGTGCGCGGGGCGGATCTGCTGATTGGAGAATTTAACTACAGTGTTGACATGCTCCGGGCTGGATCATATCCTGTCCATTTAAAAGAGCGGATTTTGGGACAGCGGGGTCATCTATCCAATGAGATGGGGGGAGCGCTGGCCGGTTGGGCAGTGCAGCATGGGGCTCACAAGGTGGTGTTGGCCCATCTGTCTAAGGAAAACAATCAGGTGGACATGGCGTTGGAGGCTGCTGGACAAGCCATGGAGCGTATCGGGGCCAAGGTGGGACAAGATGTGGAATTGACTGCCGCCCCTAGAAGTCAATGCTCAGAATGGCTGGAGGTGTGAGCCTTGCTCAATGTGACACTGATCTGTGTGGGCAGGTTAAAAGAAAGATTTTACATGGATGCCGCCGGTGAGTATCAAAAGCGGCTAAAGGGATATTGCAAGTTGGAGGTGGTAGAACTCATAGAACAAAAGCTGCCGCCAAAGCCAACATCAGGCCAGATTGAAGGGGCGTTAGAGAGAGAATACGAGGCTGTGCTGGGGAAGCTGCCAAGGGATGGGAAGCTGGTGGCCATGTGTGTGGAGGGAGTTCCTATGTCCAGCCAGGAGCTGGCCCAGACATTGGAGCATTGGATGGTGAGTGGAACCTCCTGTGTGACCTTTGTCATCGGAGGCTCCAATGGCCTGGCCCCTAGGTTGAAAAGAGACGCAGCCCTGCGGTTGTCCATGTCAGCGATGACATTTCCGCACCATTTGGCTCGGGTCATGCTGTTGGAGCAGGTCTATCGGGCGTTCAAAATCCAGGAGGGCTCGGACTACCATAAATAACAAGTTATGACAGGGGACCCCGGCAAGATTGAGAAATCTTGCCGGGGTCTTTTTATATTTGCATGGAGACAGGCAACGAAAGGGGGATGCCAAAGGGGAGATGTAAGGAGGGGTGGCATGGATGAAGAGATGAAAAAGGTGAACCGGCGAAACAGAAAGGAGCTGTTTGCCTATCTGCGCAAGCTGGTCAAGTGGAAGAACAATGATGCGGTGAGGCTGGTTTTTTTGGAACAGGAAAACCTGGAGCAAATCCGGGAAATGGATCTGACCGGCCTGGCGGAGCTGAAGCGAAGCCCAAACGGAACCCTTGAGATGAAGTTTGTGGACAGGGTGCAGGTGTTGACCATGCTTCAGAAGCTGCTGGAAGAACAGGAGACAGGGGCATTGGATGGGCTGATGGCTGCGCTGGGTCAGTATGAGAGCGGCGATGAGGGGTGAGCCGGGTCAGATTTTCACCAAAGCAGAGGCAGGTGCTGAGTTGGTGGAGGAATGGGCGATATGATGCGCTCATTTGTGACGGTGCGGTGCGCTCAGGAAAGACATTGGCCATGGGGACGTCATTTTTTCTGTGGGCTATGACCTGCTTCCAGGGACAGCGCTTTGGGCTGTGTGCTCCTACTATCAACGCCGTGCGGCGCAATCTGTTGGCTCAGGTCAGGCCCATGATCACCAGCTTGGGATTTCAGTGGGAGGAACGGATGAGCCGGAATGAGATCACCATCCGAGGCGCGGGCAGGGAGAATATGTTTTACCTCTATGGAGGGCGCAATGAGGGCAGTGCAGCGCTGATTCAAGGGGTGACCTTAGCGGGGGTGCTATTGGACGAGGTGGCACTGATGCCACGCAGTTTTGTGGAACAGGCCTGCGCTCGGTGCTCAATCACAGGAGGGAAGTTATGGTTTTCCTGCAATCCTGCTGGACCGGAGCACTGGTTTTACAAGGAGTGGATTTGTGGTGCAGAGGAGAAAAACGCATGTTACCTGAGGTTTGCCATGGAGGACAATCCAGGTCTCACAGACCGGGTAAGGAAGAGATATGCACGAATGTTTCAAGGGGTGTTCTACCGGAGGTATGTGCTGGGAGAGTGGGTGGCAGCCCAGGGACTGGTATACGACTTTTTTGATCCAGCCACCGTGGAGGAAGCGCCAGCGGGCCCATTTCAACGGTGGAGGATCTCCTGCGATTATGGGATCAGAAACCCTGCCTCGTTCGGGCTGTGGGGAGAAAAGGATGGGGTGTGGTACCGGGTGCGGGAGTACTACTATGACGCCGTAGCTCAGGGGAGGCAGAAAACGGACGGCGAATATGTGCGGGATTTAGAACGGCTGGCAAGGGGACGGGAGATTCAGTGGGTGGTGGTGGATCCATCTGCCGCAAGTTTTATCCAGGCGCTGCGCCGGAAGGGGTGGAGGGTGCAAAAGGCTAACAATCAGGTGCTTGAGGGCATCCGACGGACTGCTGAAGCCCTCAAGGAGGGTAGAATCGTCATTTGCAGAGAGTGTGCGGCCGCAATTCGGGAGTTCTCCGTGTATTGTTGGGAGGACGATTGCGTAAAAGATAGGGTCCGTAAGGAGAATGACCACGCAATGGACGACATTCGATACTTCGTGATGAGTATGGAGAGGGAGGGGGGCTGTCTGGCTGCCGGATATGTGGAGAGAGCCGGATGGTAGACGCCGCTGCGCGTCGGGCCTCCTAAACAGCAGAGGGCTGTTTCAGTATGGGAAATACCCGAAGGGGATTTCTATATAACAATGAGAGGAGAAGGGATATGAACATTGATTTTCAAGGTATTGGACAGACGGTAGCCACCTTTCAGACGGAGGATGAGACACTGACAGCAGGCATGGCCGTCACCATGACTGGGAACGGTACGGTGGGATTGGGGGCTAAGGACGGACTGCCCTGCGGTGTGGCATTGGGAGTAGTCCGAAATGGGGCTGTGCCGGTCCAGATTGCCGGGGTGGCAGAGGTAAAGTACTCTGGAACTGCACCTGGGGTGGGTTATGCCATGTTATCCTGCGATGGGAAGGGAAGCGTGGCTGTGGCAGCAAGCGGCGGATACAGATGTCTTGTTTTGTCGGTGAACAGAGAGAAAAACACTGTGGTCATTAAGCTGTAGGCTAACCAAGATAGTATGTCAGTTGAGTGAGGATGGCCTGGATAGGCTGATTATATGGGAAGGAGACATTGAAGATGGCATATCGATTTGACAATGTGAAGTTGGAAAAGGGGATGTATCACGAGGCGGGCCGCTCTTTTACCCAGGTGCTGGAGAAGCTGGACCCCAGTGAACAATATAAGGGCACCGCTTTGGAGGGATTGGATGCTTATCAACGCCAGCTCAAACGATTTGATATCCGGGTGAAGGGCGCCGGTTCCGATCTGGTGGATAAGTTTTTCTCCACCTCCCAGGCCGCGGTGCTTTTTCCCGAGTACATCGCCCGGGCGGTGAAGGTAGGAATGGAAGAGGCCAATATCCTACCTGATATTACAGCTACAGAGACCCTCATCGAGGGAATGGACTATCGCTCCATCACCTCCGTGCCAGAGGATGAAAAACAGCTGAAACGAGTGGCGGAGGGAGCTGCAATTCCACAGACCACAGTGCGCACCCGGGACAGCTTAGTCAAGCTTAACAAGCGGGGCAGGATGCTGGTGGCCTCCTATGAGGCGATCCGCTTCCAGAAACTGGATCTGTTTTCTGTCACTTTGCGTCAGATCGGAGCCCAGATTGGCCGGATGCATTTGGAGGATGCCATCGATGTCATCATGAACGGAGACGGCAACGACAATGCCGCTCAGGTGAAGTCAGTGAAAACCGCTGGCACCCTTATCTATGATGACTTGCTTACTTTCTGGAACGGCTTTGAACCATATCAGCTGAACACCCTGCTGGTAGGCATGGACACAATGCCTAAGCTGTTGGGGATGACCCAGATGCAGGACGCCGCTGCCGGACTAGATTTCCACGGCACTGGGCGGTTGATTACCCCCATGGGAGCCAAGGTGCTGCGGACCTCCGCTATGCCTGCAGGCAAGATCATTGGATTGGATAAGAACTATGCCCTGGAGATGGTCAAGTCAGGAGATGTGATGGTTGAATATGATAAAATCATCGACCGCCAACTGGAGCGGGCCGCGATCACCACTATCTCCGGCTATGCTAAAATATTTGAGGACGCCAGCCAGGTGCTGTCGGTGTGATGAAAGTGGGGAGGCGGAATATGGGCCTTCTAAAGCGGGTGAAAAAAACGCAGGGGGCTATGGCTACCCAGCTGCGGGATACCGGCCGGCATCCGTTTACCCAGTTGGATGGATATGTGCCCTTGAACAATGGGGAGATTGCCCTATATCGGGCGATCCGAGAGGGTATCCCTGTGATTGATGCGGCCGTATGCAAGCTGGTGCGGCTGTGCAGCGGTGTATCTGTCAAGTGCCGGGATAGACGGGCTCAAGAGGGGTTGGACTACTTCTTGCGCACCGTTTCCACCGGGCGGGGCCAGCGCAGTTTACAGTCCTTTTTGGATTGCTATTTGGATTCGATGCTCACCTGCGGCCGAGGTGTGGGCGAGATCGTACCCACCCAAAATGGGCGGGATGTGGCGGCCCTGCTATGCGCTGATGTGAGCCGTGTTGAGATCAAGAAGGGGGACAGCCCGCTGGATTTCGCGCTGTGTGTCCGGGACTGCGACGGCACGGTTCGGGAACTGCCCAGGCAGGATCTGCTGCTGTTCACTGCCTTTCAGCCTGAGACCAGCGCGCCTTATGGGGTGTCGATGCTCCGCTCCATGCCCTTTTTAGCGGAAATTTTAATAAAAATCTTTCAGGCTATGGGAAAAAATTGGGAGCGTATGGGCAATGTCCGGTTTGCCGTTGTGTGCAAGGGACAGGAGGATGGTCTGGCTGAAGAGCGGTGCAGAAGGGTGGCCGGAGAGTGGTCCGCCGCCATGCAGGCCAGCCGGGACGGCGCCGTGAGGGATTTTGTGGCCGCCGGGGATGTGGAAATCAGAACCATTGGCGCAGACAACCAGATACTGGACAGCGAGGTTCCAGTACGGCAGATTCTAGAGCAGTTGGTATCCAAGACTGGAATACCACCCTTTCTACTGGGGCTGAGCTGGTCCTCCACCGAGCGGATGAGCAGCCAGCAGGCAGATATTATGACCAGTGAAATTACAGCCATTCGGCGCAGCCTGGAACCGATAGTGGAGCGTATCTGCGAGCTGTGGCTTAGGTTAAAGGGCTATGATGACCATGTAGAAGTGATCTGGAGCGATGTGAATTTGCAGGATGAGGAGGCTGAGGCAAGAGCAGCCTTATGCCGGGCTCAGAGCCATGCTTTAGAGGGGGAGAACAAGAATGGAGATCAGTAAAGATGCGGTGATCAAGGCGATCGGGCAGCCAGACCCTGGGGACATGGATCTGATCAATCAGTTGGCCCGCCGGGAGGTGCAGGAGGATCAGGTGTATACCTTCGCCCTTCGGCTGTGTGACAATGATGTGGATCGGGACTGGGAACGGTTCGATGATGAGGCCCTGGAAACATTGAGCCGGATGTTTGTTGGGGTGTCCGGCGTGTTTGACCACCAATGGTCTGCCAAGGGGCAGACGGCACGGATCTACCGCACGCAGGTGGTGGGTGAGCAGGGTGTTCTCACTGCCGATGGACGCCCCTACCGTTTTCTCAAGGGATGGGCATATATGGCGTGCACCAGCGAAAATGCCGGTCTGATCGCTGAGATTGACACAGGTATTAAGCGAGAGGTGAGCGTGGGATGTGCGGTGAGTCAGGTGGTGTGTTCCATTTGCGGAAAGGAATTGGATGGATGTCCCCATGAGAAGGGCCAGGAGTATGACGGCCAACTTTGTTACGGGGTGCTCACTGGGGTCACTGATGCTTATGAATGGTCCTTTGTGGCGGTGCCCGCCCAGCGAAAGGCAGGGGTCATCAAGAGTGCGGGACGTCAGTTGGAAAACGAGGCCCGCCTGGGCAGAAGGTACCTAAAGGGTCTGCGCCGTGAGATGGTGCGTCTGGCCGGTATTGCTGAGCCAGAGATGGAGCATGCTCTGCTGGAACGGGTGGCCAGTCGTTTGGACGAGGGGGAATTGCTGGGGCTGATCAAGCTGTATCAGCGCAAGGCAGACAAGCTGTTGGTGGCCGCGCCGCAGCTAAGCTATAATGAGGATGGGCAGTCCGCCCAGCTCCTTGATGGGGCATTCTTGATATGAGAGGAGATGGGCTATGACGGAAGCGGTATTGGAACTGGCAAAAAGCTTATGCGACCAGGGGACGGAGGAGGAGACGCTCCGGCTGATGTGTGCCACTGCCTGTCAAACGCTGGATCACTTGCTCCTCGATGGTGTGACAGCAGAAGATTGTGGGGATAGCTATAAGCTGGCAGCGGCGTGGATGGTGATGGATTGGCTGAAGGACAGCCAGGATTGGGCGGGGGTAACCGCCCTGTCCGCCGGAGATCTAACGGTGCGCAGAGAGAGCGGCCAGAAGGACAGCGGCAGACTGTCCCATCGGGCTATGGAGTTGATGGCGCCTTATATTCGGGACCACGCATTCGTATTTCGAGGGGTGAGAGGATGACGGAAACCTTTGGGTGGGTGATCCGGACCTATGGACAGAAGGCGGTATGCCACCGGGAGGATGGCTCGGAGATTGGCCGGGGAATGGCCATTGTGCGGCCAATGACAGAGTTGACATGGCAGATGACCGCAGGGGCATTGGGCAGCAGCTGGACAGACCGGTATTTGGGGCTTGCAGAGCCGGAGCTGCCGGTAGATCAAATCGGTCTGGGGGGGTGGCTGAGCTGGGGCGGAGAGAACTATGAGATCATGTCCGCCCAATCTATCCGGGTGGGAGATAAGATTACACACCTGTGGCTGGCCTTGCGGCCCGCAGGGGAGATCGCTCCATGACCGGGGCATTGAACGCCCTGAGACAAGGGGCTGTGAAGCTACTGAAGGAGTGTGGGCTCAACGCTGTGCTGGGTATGGAGCCAGAGCGGGCCAGCCGTTGGCGAGAGACGGTCATAGCGGTGTCGCTCAGCAAGGTGGTATGCGCTCCCGGCGGCTTTAAGGACTATCTGGGGATGCGTGAGGATCGTGAGGGCAGGCAGGAGGAATTGTACGGCCGAGCTGTGGAACTGACACTGGCTATGGATATCTATGCCCCCAGGGATGGGGGGGAAGGGGTTTGCCAAGAGGTTCTGGATAGACTGGCCGAGACGATCATGTGCCAGGGTCTAAATGGGCTCAATGCCATAGAACTTCAGGCAGGACCGATGGAATTTTTGGACAGAGAGGGCCTGTATCGCAGAAGGGTGAGTTGTCTGTTTAAGGCATGGCTGGTTGCGGCCGTGGATGGCGGCGGATTCTTTGTGGATATTGAAGTGAGGGGAAGAAGGATATGAGCATGACGGTGAAACACGAGCGACCGGGGGTGTACTCCTCCTATGAGACGTCGGGCTTAACTGCGTCCACGGCCAGGGGAAGCAATGTGGCCATTGTGGCGGCTGCAGATGGCGGTGACGGAACGTGGGCTTATCAGTGGACCAGCTACAGCAGAGCTGTGGATGATGTGGGAGATTGTCAGCTGAGTCAGATGGCTCAGATGGCCATCCGCAATGGTGCAGGGATGGTCTATGGAATTCCTGTAGGGGATGAGGACTATCAGACTGCATTTGCCACGATGAGCGAGCTGGAGAATGTGCGCGTGGTGGTGTGCGACAGCACGGATCTGAGTGTACAGCAGCTTTTGAGGACGGCGGTGGAGAACTGCTCGGCTGCCCGGAAGGAGCGCATTGCCGTGGTGGGAGGCGCTTTGGGCGAGACCACGTCCCAGCTGGTAGCCCGAGCGGTGGGACTCAACCATGAGCGGATGGTGCTGGTAGCCCCTGGATGTGTGGACAGCACAGGAAAGGCCATAGGCAGTGAGCTATGTGCTGCTGCGGTTGCCGGCGCGATTGCGGGGAATACAGATCCGGCACTACCTCTGGGAGGTATGCAGCTCCATGGACTGAACGGATTGGAAAGTCACTATGGAGATGGCGAGATTGATCTGCTGGTGCGGGGAGGTGTCACCCCATTGGAGATGCTGGCAGGGGACTGCTATGTAATCCGGGGGATTACCACCCGCACCACCAGCGGCACTGCGCCGGATATCACTTGGAGAGGGTTAACTACCATTTTGGTGGTGGATGAGGTGATTCCCGGTATTCGGAATGCTCTGCGGGCCAGGTTTAACAGAGCAAAAAATACAGGACAGACGAGGGGGGCCATTCGCTCCCAGACGATTCTAGAGCTGGAGCGGCGCATGGCCAAGGAGATTATCGATGATTACGAGGATGTAATGGTGAGTGCTTTGGAGGATGACCCCACTGTGTGTCTAGTGGAGTTTTCCTTCACCGTGGCCCATGGCCTGAATCAAATCTGGTTGTCCGCCCATATCACAATCTAAAATGTGAAATGGATGAGAGCTGGGAGTTTGAAATGAGGAGGTTAAGTATATGAGCAAAATGCGTTTGGGTGAAGTGGGGTTTCCCACAAGCAGCGACATCTGGTTGGAAGTGGATGGGAAAAAGGTGGCGGTGGTGCAAAGCTACAACAGCAAGGCCACCAGAAGTTCTGTGGCAGTGGAGGCCTTTGGTGAGGAGGAACCGGTGGCCACGGTGCATGGTCCCCAGAGCCACGTAATCCAACTGACTAGGTTATATGCTACTGATCAGGCCATCGCTGATGGGGTGGACTTTTATGGTATGAAGAACTTTTCCCTAGTCATTTGTAAACCTGACCGAAAGGTGATCTACTCGGACTGTCAGTGGAGCGATATTCAGGAGGATGCCAAGCTGGGTCAGACAGTGGTGGAAAAACTCACGCTGGTGGCACGTAGACGAATTGAGACTTCAGCATAAGGTGCGGACTATGGAACGAGAAGGCAAGTTTTGGACCTGGGCTGATCACATCAAGGTAGATGAGGGGACCTTGCGGCTGTTGTCTGCCTGGGAGGTGTTGGAGGCCCGCCGGGAAGGAGAGACCTTGGCCCTGGACGGCAAGGATCGGGCGCTGTGCCACAATGCCTGTCTGATTGCCAAGGCCCTGGAGCGGAAAGGGAAGCCGGTCTATGCCGATGGAAGAGCTGCTTTGGATGGGCTGCGGGTAGAGGATATTGTGCGGCTGTCTGCCAGATGGGCACAGTTTAACCGGCAATGCAATCCTTCTCCGGTAGATACACAGGAGGCGTTGGACCGGCAAAAAAAAGCGTGGAGCACGCGCTTTATGAGCGCCTTCAATGGCGCGTGCTCCGCCTGTTTGGCGCTCTTCCAACGGAGGAACGGGTAAAAAGGATGAGGGACCGGGACTATCTATGGTGTGCGTTGAATTTGGCGCTGGATCGGGAGGAGGAGCTGGAACGGTTCTGTCCACAATGCCGTCAGAGGGTGGAGGAGTCCTGTCCAGCGTGTGGTGAGCCTAAGGATAGCTGGGGTGTGAACGACGGATTTGATTGGGCCAGATTTGAACAGATGAAGAGAGGGATGGGCTGTGATCGATTGGCTGGAGGAGCTGCTGTCGATGACAGCGGCGGAACATGTAGATGAGGATGCCAATGGGGAGAGCGATGTTCTCTATCTGGGCGGGATGGCGAT